TATCTATGCCCCACTCATCCTCAAACAACCTCATAATATTCCACGCATTACATACAGGTCTAAATCATTGTCTTGTTCAAAAAAGTATTTGTAGTTTTCAATACCCTGTATAAATTTATTCTTACCACGTTCTAAAAACTCGTCTGTTACCTCAAATATACCAATATCACAGCTTGATTTGTCTACCACTAAAAAGGTAAACTTTGTACAGTTAAACAATTGCATATAAAGCCACGCTTGTAGATCATATCCATATTTATCTGCCGACCATTTAAAAGAATTTAGGTCTGCTGTGGTTTTAAGGTCTATAAGGTGATCGCCTTTTAATATATCAGCCTTACCCCTTATTGCCAAACCCTCCATCATTTCAATGGCAGGTACCTCAAAGTCTGCTTTGTTTAGTAGTTTAAGTGCAGCTTCGTTTCTTAATAATGAGTCAGTTAGACGTTCGGCTGCTTTTTTTTCTTTTTCTAAATATACCTCACCGTGTTCTTCTTTAGCGTGTTTGTAAACGTTTGTATTGCGTGTACTTGCTTCTACAAAGTGTAGCTTGTCTAACTTTTGCGGTTCAAGTATCATACAATGAAACAACTTCCCAGCTATTAGGGCAGGTGTTTCAGAGTCGCTACCATATTTAATCACGTTCCTGTATGTCTTTGGGCTTTTAAGTATTGTTTTAATACTGCTGCTACTTAAGGCATATTTGCCCAAGTGTCCGTAATAGAAATCATCGTCTACCATTTGAGTTAGAATTTCATCCTTGCCCCAATGTTCTCCGTTTAATAATGTAATCATAGTTTTAGTGTTTTGTTTTGTTGCTGTAATCTTTTATTAATTTCCTGTTGGCATCTTTTGCCATAACCATCCAAACCATCACTTTTAACGTGTTGTTTCAGTTGTTCTAATGTAAGTTCTGAATAATAAAAATCTTCGTAGCTAAACATTATTTTGCCCTCCTACCGTTTAATGGATAAATGCGTGTGTAGTAATCCTGACCCGATTTAATTTTTTTACCATTGTCAAGAATAATATCCTCAGTAGCTGTTGCATTTATTCGGCTATAATAACCCACCTCATCTCTGTCTGGTTTATCAATGCGTTTTGTGCCTATAAGTTTAGTATCAATAACATACTCTAAAAAATAACCTATTGTTTCAAATTGTTTCATTGTAAATGTTTTATATTGCAATTTAATAAACATTTTATAAACAAACAATATTTATTTTATTTTTTTTATTTTTTGTATGTAAAGTACCGCATCCATAAGTTCTTCCTGCAAATGATTAAAAAATGAATTAAGGCTCTCTGGACTATCTTCTAAGGTCGTTCCGTATTCTTTTTGTCCCTTCTCGCTACGTTTGTCCATTATATATTTTACATCTTCTACTATGCCGTCTGTCTGCATCTCAAAGTATTTCTTTTTGCTATCACTCATAATCCTAATTCTTTTTCTTTTTTAAGTTTGGCTATTTCCTTTTCCAGTTCTTCTATTTTCTTTTCAGCCCTATGCGCACGTTCTATAGCCCTAAGTTTAGCAGTTCTATATTCAGTTAAACTTTCGTTGTAATAGAGTTCATTTGTATATATGTCTGTAATGTAATAGTTGATGTCTATAAGGCTTCCCATTAACTTATCTACCGTGTCAGTTGGTTTTTTTTCTTGCCACTCTAAAAAAGTATTTGCTATAATATCAAAGTTGGCTAAGTAGTTAATGTGTTTTAAGTTGTGTATTTTTTTGTTCATAGTATTTCAGCATCTATAACAGGCAGCATAGCTACCTCTTTTTTTATTTTATTGTTGTTGCTAAAATGGGTTGTTTTATTATGATATTGTACTTCCCACTTTGGATTAACAATATACAAATTAAATCTATATATGCCTTTTGGGGTAGAATTTATGTAAATGGGTATGTCTAAGTTTTCGTCTGCCTTACTAATCATTGCATCGTACTTTTTTCTTTCTATAAGCAAAGTGTCGTAGTGCGCACCCCTACATTTAAGTTCTATTCTGTGTTTACTTATGGGACTGTAGCAATCCCACTTAGACATCTGCTTTCTTGCCTTAACCAAATCAGGGTAGCAACAATTCTGTAAATATTTAAATAGGTCGTTTTCGTTCCAATTTTTCACAAGTACTCATTGTAAAGTTGTTCTAACTTTTTATAAACACCATTCACAAAACAGGGTGAGCAGTTAGTGGGTTGTACGTTATCGCTAAAAACTCTGTTGTATATTTCTAACATCCTTTGCTGTTCGTCTGATAGTATTGTGCTTTTGCGGTTTACAAACTTCTCTTGTAAATACAAAAACTCATTCTCGTTTAAACACTCTGGTTTACGTCTTGGAAAAAGTTTGTTTAGTTTATCCTTACGGTCATCGCATCCACAGTCATCTCCTGCCAACCATTTAACAGCTTTCTTTATTCCTGTGGCTTTAGTAATCTTTTCTACAGTATCACCTAACCCTTTACTTGCATTTTCGTGGTTCTTCTTCCACTCCTTAAACTCTTTGGTTCTTTTATCCCCCTTAAATTCTGTCATAATCTTGATTTATATAGTCCTCGTAGTCCTCTTTAAATATTTCTTTTAATTCTTCCTTACACTTTTTTAGTGTGTTAAATATACTCACCCAACTTATATTGGTTTCTTCTGCTATTTTTCTAATGGACATATTTGTATCCCTGTACAATATAAATAGGGTTTTATCATACCACCTCCAACCCTCTATGTGATTGTCTATTTTCGTAGTAATTTCGTTATAGCCTATTTCGTCATCCATTTGCGAATCGTCCGCAATTTGCGTATAAATTTCTTCATCGTCAATTTCAACTTTTTTGATTTTTTTCTTAGCGTTGCAATACTGTAAAAAAATAGACCGAAGGGTGAAATAGCAATAGCCCCTGCTGACAACATCTTTCTCAATAATTTTTTCTTCACTTGCATATTTATTTAAAACAAGATACATTTCCTGTACTATATCATCTGCATAGTCGTACTCACCAAAAGAATGCACAATCCTAATCCACTCGTTATGTCGTTCAGCTACTTTACCTAACCATCCTGCCTCTCCCATAATACGTTTACACTAATTATACCTAACAAACATTGTAAGGTGTATTCTGTAACGTTCCTATTGTTTTCTTCGAATGTTTCATCGTGTACTAATGCCCCTACCATAAAACCTTTAATGGGGCTAATAATTATTTCACCACCTACTATAAATGCAATAACAACAAATATAAAAGCTATAATCATCAGCATTATAAATAACGGAACTATAGGGTAGGAAAATATTTCGTTTGCATCCATTAAAATTGAATTGGTTTAAGTTGTTTTTTATGTAAAATGTTTTGACCCATAAACTCAAAGCCCACATTATTTAAAGACATTCTAAGGCAAATAGGCTTTTCGTAAGGTGTACACCTACCGCCTGTTTCATTTTCTTTTACTTTTAAAACGTGTAGATTACTATACATCCATTCTGTACTATGACTAGTATATCTGTGAATACAAAGTACATCATCCGCTCGGTTTCCCCATTTACCCCCTCCTTCAACACCTGCTAAGCCTAAAGGCATTGGTAGGTTTTCGTATTCGTGTCCTTTTTGATGTGTTCGCCTTAATGACTCTGTTACTCCGTGTGCATTTAAATAAACAGTTACGTTTTTCTTTTTAGCAAATAACCTAAACTCGCTACTTACTTGGTAGTCATATTCGTGTCCCCCTACTGCTCTTAAAAGCTGATGGTCTTTTGCTAAACTGTTGTAGGGGTCTATAAGTAAACCATCATAATTCCAAGCATCCTTAACTGCGTTAGCTTCTTTTAGTAAATCCTTATAAGTGTACAAGTCCTCAACATCAATAATTTTAAAATGATTATCACACCAAGCTACCGCTTCAGCTATTTGTTTTTCTTCTGCATTGTGTATTGGTACACCCATTTTAAACTCTATAATTTTCCTAACTATGCTTTGTGGTGTGTTTTCGCTTGACCAAATTAAAAACCTTAAATTGTGCTTTATTGCATACACGGTTAGTAAATAACATATAACAGTAGTTTTGCCTACGTTAGCGTGTCCTATTAAAAGGTTAAAATTTCCCTGCTTATAGCGCACATACTCATCAATCTCCGGTATGCCTATACCTAACCCCTCTTTAACTCTTCCATACTTTATGTCAAGTATTTTGTTTTGTATTGTTTTAGTTTGTGCTATCATCTAATTTGATTATTGTTTAGCCCATATTTTTTTTGTTCCTTTTTGCTGTTTCTTTGCTGACCCTCATATTCATAACCTAATATTGGATTTACCTTGTAATTCCAAAAGTCTATAGGCATTTTTTCCCCACGTTTTAAACGTTTTAATGTCATAAAAAAAGGGGCTGTTAAGCCCCCTATGTTTTAAAATGGTAAGTCTACTTCCTGTCTTTGTGGGTTTTGTTCTGTATTTGTAACCTCGTTACGTTCTGCTAATGTGATATCCCCACCTAACCAACGCACCGCACCGTTACCTAATGTGTTTGCTTTTTGTTTAGCCTCACGTTCTTCTTTGCTTTGAGTCTGGGTTATCCAGATATTGTTTCCATACTGTGACTCATTTTGTATCATCATAGTTATGTTTAAATATTGATTTCCATTTTTAGCAGTTACCACCTTACTTTTATCAATTGCTGAAAGGTTGATACTTCCTGATAAAATTGCTACATTCTTTTTTTCCATAAATTTTAATTTTATACTCCTTGTTATTAATTTTAGTTTTGTAATATATACTTTTAATTTTACACTTTTGCGAGTTCATCCTGTATTTTTTTGCTGACCTTGTATTTAGATTTTATACTATCTAAATCACCTCCGCCTTTTAAATACTCAATGGCTTTACTAAACTCAGGGGTGTTTTGATTTAACCACCTTTTGTCATCTGTAATAACAGATTTGCTACTTGCTAAATTACCATCGTCATCTTCAGCCTGTAAACCTAATAGGCTAGTAAGTGTATATCTACGATAATAGGTAATGGCTGACCCTAACTTTTGTGGGTCATTAATGTCTGGCAATGTTAGACTGCTATCTACACTTCCTCCGTTATCTAAACAAAATATTCTACTTGTAACCATATTATCCATAATTGGCTGAATTAATAAAAGTTTGTGTTTAGCTAATAATGGATTTAGTTGTTTAATAAGAGAATTTATATCAAAATATTTAGATTTATAAAATGGATTACTCGCATCTTTACTTACAGCACCTATTTCCTGCTGTAATTTAAATAGCTTATTGTAAATGTTACTATCTGTCTTTGGCATAATATATCCCGTTTTGAATGTTTAGCTGATTTTTAAGTAACTTGTTTTCGTGTTGTAGTTCCAAGACCTTGCCCTGAAATTCTACATTGTTTATATGTTCCATATTGTAAATATACAAATTATTTTTTAAACAAAAAAAAAGGGCAGTTATTAGCCACCCTTTTAAAAACAATAAAACAATAAAACTAAACAAGTATTTTAAGTTCTGTACTATAACGATCAATCATACTCTGTATTTCGCCATTACTAAACTTAACAATTTTGTTACTTTGTAAATATAAATCATTTGCAAGTTCCAAACCTAAATAAATTGAGTATTTATATTGCTCACCACCCTTAAACATATTACACCCGACACATTGAGGTTTTACATTTCTTTCATCCCACCTTGTAGAGTAATGTTTTCTACTCATAAAGTGTCCTGCTTGTATGTTTTTCCAATGGTACTGCTTTCCACAAGTAACACAAGTACACATACCCCTATTATCTGCACTACTTAATCTTATATACTTACTAAAAACTACATCAAGTTTTTTAACTAATTTGCTTCGTGTTGGTTTTTTAGCAGTTTTTGGCATAGTTTTTCTAAACATCCATATGATTAAGCAACATCTTACCAGTTACTTCATCAATACCTTTAATATTTTTGTAAATATACTTACTATCAGCTTTTACTTTAGTTTTTTCAGTTTTAGTACTATCAATACCCAGATTAGTATATTGGTTTGCATCAAGTTCCAAAAGTAAATCGGTACGTTGCTTTACTGAAATTGCAAAGTCTTTAGCTATTTTCTCAGCTAATTGTCTAATAGTAGTATCTTCCATAGTATTTATTAAATAGTTATACATTATTTACCACTTACCCACCAAATTTACACGCTTTTTTTTTAATAATAAATGTTTTGTTTATAACATTTAATCATTTTCCTTGTCCACGATAAACTTTTCGGTAATTTTTACTTGATTTTAGGGTACTTTGTTTACTCTTAGCGTGTATGCCCTTACGCTTTTTCTTAGGTTTCTTGTAGTAATTGCCTACTATTTGTTTAGCCATTGTTTTTTATACTTGATACTTTTTCAAAACTTCTACCACCAAAATATCCTGCAAAGACAATCCACAATAGTTCTTTGACTATGTTAAGTTCTTCTAATTGTAAATACCACCCA